TTCTGATCTATAATTTTCTTACGTACAAAACTGTCTTTATTTGTTAGTAGGTCCAATAAAAATTTCTGATGTTCAAGAAGTTTAGTGTAACTGTTTATATTGTTAAAGTCAATGACTTGTAATGCTTGATTCTCCATCTCATTAATTTGATCAGTATATGGATTTATATCCTTCTCTTTATCTTCTATTGAACGTATAAAACTATCAACCATGCTACGATGTTGGAATGCTTCCTGTTCAGTGTCGTAGTACAGTTTTGGTTGTTTACCTATCGGACCTAGACTGTCTTTGGCAGATTGCAATTCATTTTTTAAGCGTGTTAAGTCATTAGTAATCTTAATTGTTTCGGCTTTGTTTTTTTCTTTTTCATAAACCAATATACTATGTTTATCATCATGTATATCTTGTCCGCATGCATGGCACTGATGTTTCTGCAATGTCTGCAATTCACGATCTAGTCTTTGTAGGCTTCTAGTTTCTTTTTCTAAATCACTTGATGCTCTTTCAATAGTCTTATCTAAATCTTGGTGATCTTTTTTACGTTGATTGTAAGCAGTAAGGTCTTTATGACCTTGTAGTTCAAGATCAATATCTAGTTTTTGTAATTCTATCAAGTCTTCCTTAATCTTTTTTAAATCTTCATCGTGTTTGGTATCCCATAATTTTGAACGTCTTTTTAAATTTTCAATCTGTTCTTGGATACGCTTGTTTGCTTCTTCAATGGCTTTGACTTTATATTCTTCTTCAGTAATTTTGTCTTTTGTACTTTTAATTTGTTCTTTGATTAATTCCGCCTTTTCACTTAACAATGTAATGCCCAGCAGTTGCTCAATAATGTCACGCTGGTCATTTGTTTTCATGGCTAAGAACGGCTCGCTATACGTGTTCAATGCAATGATCTGCTTGAACATGTCGGGAGTCATACCAATAGCACGTTCAATATGCTCTTGTGTCTCTTTATTCTCACCCTGGGCATCATTGATACATTCTTCTTCTTGATTGTTCACATAAAATTTGAGTACGTTTGGTTTACGACCGCGCTCAATCTTATAATCAACACCGTTACATTGAAACTCTAATGTAACCATCATACCTTTACCGTTAGTACGATTGATTAGATTATCTTTACGTATTTGATTGATTGGTGTACCAAACAATACATATGAAAGACCTTGGATGAGGGTAGTCTTCCCAGTACCATTTCTAGCACCATCTCCCCCTAGATCGAGATTCTCACCCAAAATCAATGTCAATTCTTTGCTATCAAAATTCACAGCCTGTGTGACTGCGCCAATAGATAAAAAATTCCGTAATGTAATATTTTTTAGTAGTATCATAGGTTTCTATAAATCTCAAGCAATACTTTAGGATCATAATGTTGACTTTCAATATTGCTAATTTGATCTGTAATTATCTGATCAACGCTTTCAAATTTCAAGTCACCTGGGGCGAGATCAACTGCATGTTGATCAAGTTTCATAGGTATCAATGCCATTTCACGCAGTTGATGTTTTGGTACTAATGTTTCTTTGATATAGTTTGCCTCTTCGTAACTAATATCAATATCAAGATGTACACGAATACTGCTACGTGGTAGTAAATATCCATCAGGGTTTTCTAACACATCACTTAATTTATAAACTCTAAATGTTGGTTGTTTGGGCCATGATTTGAATACAGGATCAATTCCCCATTCTAGTATCATCATGCCACGTGCATCATCGCCTGCATCAGCATAGTTGTGTGGGAAAGCGTTGCCCATGTACCAGATGTTTTTACGTGACTGTCGTTTATGGAAATGTCCTGAATATACTTGTTCAAATCCACCTACATGTTCATCGCTTATCTCACCATGATCTGGCATCTCAACCATAGCATTCATGTAGAAGCGTGGCAGTTCAAGATGCGAAAACAAATATTTTGTTGATTTGATCTTGAGCAGTTTCTTGTATTCATCTCCTACTAACCATGGCGCGATAGTTACATCGCCTTCGGCAAACCAATCATTGATGATATGAACGTTTGGCAAATGCCTTGCCCACTCAACACTGTGTATATCCCTGCGATCACGATAATATAAATCGTGATTGCCTGGAATAAAATAAACATTATCAAAATTGTCATTCAATTTTTCTAATGCGCGTAATCCATATTGCATAGTATGGATATTGATACTCGCACGATGGTGATTGTAATCACCTAGGAAAAAACAAGTCTCACAACCTTCAGATTTGGCAGTTTGTATGAACCAGTCAACGAAATCGGCACAGTCTTGATTGTGTTCAAGACTGTTTGACTTCAGGCCGAAATGTATATCTGTGAAAACTGCTGCCTTTTTAAATAAGTTAGACATCAATATAGTTTATCTAAGTTCTTGATTTATATAAAGTTTTTTGGTTATTCTTCGTAAACATTGAACTTTGTGTTACTCATTTGGCGAGTATAACTTGGGTTCAAACCATTCATTTCAAGAATGTCATCACGAATATTTTGATTACGCTTTTCAGTATTTAACACACGACAGAAACTATTTGTGATAGCAGCAGTGTAATATGCGAATGGGTTGGCACTCTTTGCCTCATTGAAACGTAATCCAACATATGTCAATTGAAGTATAGCACTGTTACGCATCTCATCGTTGTACGTGTAACCACGCCAGTTAAACTTCATGGCATACTTTTCACAAAGCATGATAAACATCTTTGCTAATTTGTTTGTAATATTACCGTGATTCTTACTAAATTCTCCGGTCTTAACACCGCCTTTCCAATGACTCTTACCGACACATATTGCTGAATTGTTTTCATCTAACTTATAATGTTGGAATGGGGGAAAGTTTACCTTGACATGAACCATGTCATCTACATCATCTTTGGTTTCTTCAATCTCTAAATCTTCAAATAGACTTTCTTCTAAATCATCAAACTCTAATATATCTTTGGCTGTTTTCTTTTTGACAACTTTACGTGGCTGTTTTGGGCTTACTGGAATATGATCCCAAGTCATAACACGAAATACTAGATGAGTTACAGGAATGTCTTTTAATTTTACTTCCTGTCCTGTTTGATTTAAAATTCTTGCTGCTCTTATTTCTCTAGCAGCCTTGATATTTTTAGGCCTTGATAATTGATCTAATGACTTCTCTAATGAACTTTGCGGCATGTCAATGATTAGATCATATTGATGATATTCCTGTCTTGAAAAACTGCAATAACTAGTCTTGCTTGCATGTATCTCTTTTAGGATATCTTTATTGTTTAGGTAGTTTACTGGTTTCTTCGCTGTAGACATAGATCCTCTTGTTATTGTGTTGTAAAAATGATACATGACTTGACATAATATGTCAAGCCTAACTAACAAAATTGGTGATTTTTAGGGCGATAAATAATACACAGACATGTTATTTATACGTACCGTATAAGAGGTTTATTAATGGCTACTTGCGCCGAATTAGATAGACAGGCACAGCAAACTGCTAGTTCGCTAGCACAAGCAACAGTAAGAGGAGATAACCTCCTCAAACTTCCTATACCTAACACACGAAATCCATCAGAAACTTTAGCAGTACGAAATCAAATAACAGCATTACAAAATAGTATAAACATAGTTAATGCTGAGATTAATAGATTACTAAATCAATTAGACTCAATAAAAACCCAGCAAGGGCAGCAAAACTGTGTGGTTACCGGTTATCTTCCAACTATCAGGGCAGCAAAAAACACACTTAATTCTTTGCAACAGAAGTCTACGCAAGTACAAATAACCGATGCTAATTTGCCTCTTCCACCACAATCCAGCGCAGATGTGCGTCCTAGTGGTAATGTTCTTGTCACTCCCGGTACTGACGTTAACATACCTACAGGTCCTGGATCAGCAGGAAATATTGATGTCACCGCTCCTAATCTTAATCTAGGAGACATCAGCGCAGGCGATGATGAAAACTTAGAAGAAGTTACCATTACTGCACAAAGAAATCCTGATGAGCTAGAAGAAGTAACTGTTACTGGTCGTCGTGTCCCGACCACACAGGGGGCAGTACAAAATACTAGAAAGCAGGCGTCAATTAGACAAGAGACAAATTTTGAGGCTAGACGAGACTGGCGTGTCAAGCTATCGCTAAGTCCCGGTGCAACTTATTTGTACAATGACAAATCTAATGTGTTGCTTGAACCATTAGCCGGTACTAACGGTGTTATCTTTCCTTATACACCGAGCGTACAGGTGGGATATAGTGCTGCTTATGGAAATTATCGTCCATCAGGTTCTAATTACAGTTATCCATATTATGATAGTAGTAGCATTGATAGCATTTCTATCACAGGTGAATTTACTGCGCAGGATAACTTTGAAGCGAACTATCTTTTAGCAACAATACATTTCTTTAGGTCAGTAACTAAAATGTTTTACGCTTTAGATAGTAATCCAAAAGCAGGCACTCCTCCCCCTGTATTGTTTCTAACAGGATTCGGACAATTTATGTTTAACAACCATCCGTTAGTGATAACTAATTTTACATATACTACTCCAACTGATGTTGACTATATCAGAGCCGGTATATTCACTCCTGGTGCTGGATCTACACAAGGCGGTAGCGTTAATGACGAAGCACCTAAAAAGCCTGTAAACTGGAATTGGGGAACACTACTGCAAAACACGATACAAAATACACTTGCTTCAGGTGCAGCAGCAATTGGAAACTTTTTAAATTTCAATAAAGATTATAATGTATTGTCTCCTGGTGGAGAATTAGGCGACGCCAATTGGACTTATGCAGGATTTAAAGGTTTTAATTCAGGTGAAGCCGCTAACCCAACATATGTTCCAACACGAATGCAAATACAGTTAAGTGCAGTACCGGTACCCAGCAGATTGGATGTCAGCAACTTCTTTAGCCTCAAAGATTATGCTAACGGTAAATTATTAAGTGGTTATAATGGAAAAGGTAAAGGCGCAGGATTCTGGTAATGTCACAAAATAATATATATCCATCAACAAGTCCGTACAGAGACACAGAGATTTTTAACAGTAAATTTTTAGACTTTATGGTCAACAGACCGTTCCCTGCTTCAAGCAGTGATGTTTTATATACATTGCCAATAGCATACCAGTATCGTCCTGATTTACTAGCATATCATTTATATAATGATAGCAGATTGTGGTGGGTCTTTGCGGCGCGTAATCCTAATCGTTTAGGATTTGATCCTTATTTTGATTTTGTAGCCGGCATACAAATATACATACCGAAGTTAGAAACACTAAGACAATATTTAGGCATATAGTATGGCAATAGTTAATGTAAGTGGGCCAAGCGCGACTGTAAGACGATGGCCTAAAAGTTCATCATCAAGTGAATTTGCTGATATTTCAATAGAAGGTACAGTAAACGATAAAACTTTAAAACCAGAAATGACTGTAACTTTACCTGGCGGCAGAAGTATAACAGGCGACATAAATTACTGGAACAGTATAAAATCTGCAGGTGGTGTGCCCGGGTTGAATGAAGAACAGTCATACTACATGACTCAGTTTTTAACACAACCTAATCAAACAGTCAAAGATAAAAGTGGATTCCCTGTAAAGTTAAAAGGTTTTACTGCGCTTAAAGAAAATTTTTCAAGTGTAGACGAATCACTTAAAGAAGCCGAGCGTGAAGGTTTGTTACCAGGTACCAAAACATCAACAGAAACAATAACACAACCAGATGGCACTAAAACAACAACCACTACTGTAAATGAAGTAAGTGAACCAACTAATCCTGCAAGCGAAAATAATCCTACTCCGCAACCTTCTACTATTAATCAAACACCCGGCGACAATGCCACCAAACCTCAACTTGTGGGTGCTAGCGATGACGACCAGAATCCCAATAAACAAAATGCAGTAGACGGCACAAGCACAGTTCAAAAAGACGAATTTGGTTTACCTATCGGTACAATTATTGATCCTACTGGTTGGGGTCCATCAGCAGGCAATGCTAGCACGGATGACACGACAAGCAAGCCAACTGTCAGCAGACGCACCTATAATCCTTTAGCACAACTTTCAAGTTATTCTTATATAATAACTCTGTATATGGTTAGCCCTGATGCTTATCAAGCATTTATAGATTCGGGCAGAAAAAAGATTGATGCATTATCTCAGGCTACACCTATAGGAGAAAGCGGGGTTGGTATTGAGGGCGGTGCTTTAGTAGTAGCGCAGACTGGCGGAAATAATAATAAAAATAGAATGTCTAATTTAGATTATTTTATTGATAATTTAAGAATGACTTCACTTGTCAATACTAAAACTACCACAGCAGCAATCGCTGCGGTATCTGATTTATCGTTCACAGTCAGCGAACCATATGGATTTAGATTTATTACTGATTTAAAAAATGCTGTGAAAAAATTACAAAGCCAGTCTACATCTGCAACTTATAAACAAATGACTTCTTTCTTTAAACAGTTTTTTATTCTTGGTATAAAATATTATGGATATGATGCAGACGGAAATTTAGTAAAAGGCACTGATAAACTATATGGTAACATGGTAGATCCTTTAGGCAGTGATGGATTGTTTGAACAATACTTTGATATCGTTATAAAAGATTTTAGATTTAGATTGACCGGAGACACAGTAACTTATAGCATAAGTGCAGGTGTTCCTGTATCACAAAATGTTCTAGGAATTAAAAGAGGTCGTGTACCCACAGGTGCATCAGTACAAGGTAGAACTGTAGAAGAAGCATTGATAGGTGAATATGGATTATTCACAAACCTAAACAAAAAAGAAGAAGATAAAGTTAAGAATGGAAGCGCGACATATCCAAACAAGTTTGAAGTAGTGTTCATGGGTGAAGCAGAACAGTTAATTAAAAAAGCACCTCTAGTCGTACAGAATGATTTACAAAAAGCAAGATTCGGAGATCCGCTTTTAAATACAACCAAAGAAGTTAATGAAAATCAGGCCCAGGCTCCACCTGATCCTACCAGCAGAATTTTAACTTTTAATAATGATACATCAATTATTTCTGCTATAGAAACAATAATTAAACGTAGCGAATATATTGTTAAAGCATTAAACACTGTTTATGCTAACGCATTATCACCTGATCCGATACAAAAAAATTATGAACAAATAAATCAAGAACCGCAAACATTACGCTGGTTCTCTGTAACAAGTGACATTAAAAAAGTAGACTGGGACCCAAAAACAAATGACTGGGCTATGGACATTGTTTACATCGTACAGGTATATGAAATACCAAGCATGGAAACCCCGTACTATAGCACAGTATCAAAATACAGAGGACCACATAAACGCTATGATTATTGGTTAACTGGTCAAAACACAGAAGTACTTGATTTAGATTTTTTATTAGATAATACATATTTCTTATCTGTGATGGGATACGGTGAATCTAAAACTAAACCTGCATCCTCATCACCGGGATCAAGAGAAACAGATACAGCACAAAGACCCGGAACCGGACCTTCTTCGGGTAATGGAAACACCACATCAGACTCTAGCGGTTTAAAAGCCGATCCAAAAGTTGCCGGTAGCCCTAGCGAAGCGGTACAAAATGCAACTAGCGGCGGTGAAGTATCGGTCGTGCCTGGCACAGTAACAAATGCTGATAAAAGTAGTGCGTTAGGCGTTGGCTTAGAGGCTGAAAATAATGTTGCAACATATTTGTATGATCCTGCAGCGTTTAGCACAGCAACACTACAAATTATAGGAGATCCTGATTTTCTTATAAGAGATTCATCTACTACCATTAATAACTTATATAATCAATATTATAACACAGATGGATTTACAATTAATGCTAATGGTGGACAGGTATTTGTTGAGATTGGATTTAAAGAAGGCGTAGATTACCAAGATGCGACAGGTTTATTAAACATTAATGATAATATTTTATTTTTGCAATACCCTGATTACATACAAAAAATTTGTGAAAATAGAATAATCTACATGGTTGCGCAAATTGATAGTCAATTCAATCGCGGAAAATTTACGCAAACATTAAGTTTAATTCAGCCATATTTTCCCGGTAGTAAAACTGCTCCGCCTACTAGCGCAAGTCCGGCAGCCCCGGCATCCTCACCGAATAATTCACAAACAATAGGTGATCCTAATAATGGTACTGTGACTGCCAATGATGACGCATTGCAAGAAGTGCAGGTTACCGGCATAAAGAAACAAGTGCCGCCTTCGGCTGCGGGCGAGGGCAGACAATCAGATAATCTAGCAAACAAAACAGACGCAGAATTATTCAATATGGGTTATATGCCGGATGAATTTGAAAAGGTTAGAAATGGTGGTGGCTAAACATGGCAAATGACGTACAAAAAAGTAAAGGTAAACTTAAAAGAAGTAGTCCAACATCAGGCGGTTCTAATCCTGAACTAGTACCTAAGATAGGCATAGTAAAGAATAATAGCGACAGCACACGCTCGGGACGTATTTGGGTATATATTGCTGATAATAGTGGTACTGATCCTGAAGATAGCAGTACTTGGCGTCCTGTTTATTTCCTAAGTCCTTTTTACGGTAAAACTCTAAATAAGTCACCCAACACAGGAGAAGGCAATTTTAAAGGTAACACCCATAGTTATGGTATGTGGTTTAGTCCTCCTGATATAGGGACTTCAGTGTTATGTGTGTTTGCTAACGGTGATCTAAATTTTGGATACTATATAGGCTGTATACCCGATCCCGAAGCCCTACATATGGTTCCTGCTATTGGTTCTAGTACTAACGTTGTTCCCGGAGCAGGTGAAGCAAGCAAATACGGAGGCGCAACACGACTACCAGTAACCAATATCAATAGTAGTAATAAAGAGATTACTAACACAGAAAAATATTTAACAGAAGCAAAGCCAGTACACAGATATGTTGCTGCTACAATGTGGCAACAAGGTATATTGCGCGATCCTATACGTGGTCCTATCAGTTCAAGTTCTCAACGTGAAAACATAAGCAGAGTAGGATTTGGTATCAGTACTCCGGGTAGACCAATCTATGAAGGTGGATACAACGATACTAATATCATTGACAATTTAGGCCCAGATAAAGCAGATAGTTTAAAAATTATCGGGCGCAGAGCAGGTCATAGTATCGTAATGGATGACGGCGATGTGATAGGCAGAGATCAATTAATTAGGTTACGCACAGCAGACGGTCATCAAATAACTATGAGTGACGATGGCCAAACAATTTTTATTATTCACAAGAACGGTCAAAGTTATGTTGAATTAGGTAAAGAAGGAACAGTTGATGTTTATTCAACTAATAGCATTAATCTTAGAACACAGGGCGACCTAAATCTACACGCAGACAACAATTTGAATATTCATGCCGGTAAAAATTTAAACATTTTTGCCGGAGAAGTAATGCATATACAAAGTACAAAAGAATTTAAATTAAGAGCAGGTGCTGATTTAAGCGTGTTCACTTCTTCTATTTTCACTGCTAAAGCCGGCGGCGCAATGAGTTTAGAAAGTACCGGTGACATTAGCATGGCGTCATCAGCCAAAGCATTTGTGAACGGAAGCAGAGTCAATTTAAATTCAGGTAAAACAGGAACTACACCTAAAGAAGTTCCTATCATTGATCAAGTCTTACATACTGATACTTTATTTGATAACACAAAAGGCTATATCGCAGCACCCGCAAAACTCAAGAGTATTACAAGCCGCGCACCCGCACATGCGCCATGGACTAATGCTGGTCAAGGTGTTGATGTAAAAAGTAATTTAGGTGCAGGATCAAATTTCCCATCTAAACCAACTAATCCAGCAAGTTCAATAAACTCAGCAGCAAAAAATGCAGGTGTAAGTAATCCTGTAACTAACGCAGATATTACCAAAACTCCTGTAAATCAAAATATAAGTGCTTCACTAGATAAAAATGCTACACAGGCATTATCAGCACAATCAGCACTAAATGCTGCTGCCGGTCCTGCAGCAGATGCAGTCAAAAAAGGTACCGCAGTCGTACAAAATGCTACGGGAAATACTACGGCTGCTATCGGTCAATTCGCACAAACGCCTAAACAATTAGAACAAGCAGGTATATTAAAACCCGGATCTGGGGGATTAGTAGACAGTTTAATAGCGTCTGGAACTAATGTTGCAAATGCCTTACCAAGTACTTTATTTACAGGTAAACCGGGTGCAGAAAATCTCTCAGCATTTATAAACAATTTAGGTGCGCAGCAAGAATCACTAGCAAAGAATTTACAAGTTGTACAAACTGAATTGCAAAATGCCGGTGCCATAACTGGAAATGAAAGCAGTACCGAAATAGGCGGTGTAATCTTATCCGCTGCAAATAACGGCACAGATAATATATTACAAACTATGCAGTCTGCAAAACTATCAGACTTCTTGCCACCTAGTGGTCCTAACGTACAAGCATTCTCTAATAAATTAGACAAGACATTGCAAGAGGTATCGCAAGGCAATTATGCTACGAAGTTAGGAGAATCAGGTGCCGGTGCACTTGATGGATTAAAGTTATCATTGAGCGCAATGTATAATTCTCCTACAAGCAACGTTAAACCAACTAGTCAAGGTATTGCCGCAGATGCATTTAATGCAATAGCAAGTTCAATACCTGCAATGGTTGCAAACAAGCCGCAAAATCTAACACAAGAAGCATCTAAAATAGCAGAAAGAACAACGGCTGCATCAATAGGCAATAAGTCAAATAATCTTACACAATCTATTATTGGTGTAGCATCTGATATTGCTTCCGACAAATTATCAAATTCAGTTGCTGGAAAATTGTCAGGTAATTCTAGCGACCCATTAATTCCATCTGTCATATTACCATTGACAACTAGTTTAGCATCATCACTAATAGGAGCTGCTAAACCTAAAACAAGTACAGATGTTGATGTAAAAAATTCAGTTGACACTTTAGCCTCAGCGGTAACTGATCCAATAACTGCTGTCAAAAATACAAAAGATGGAATATCTGGAATTAAACAAGCAGCACAAAATATATCTTCAGGATTAGTATCATCTACTGCTTCAACATTGGCTTCTGGCGTATCAAACTTACCTGGAGGACAAGATGCGGTTTCTATGGTTAATAATTTAGCAAGTAATGCTAAAAATATTCCAAACACAACTGATCTTAAAGTTGCTATACAAAATGAAGCAACGTCAGCACTAAACAACGTACAAAATCCATTAGGCAATAACCCAAATTTACAACTTATAAATGCTACTGCAAGTGATGTGAAAGCATTAGCAAGTAAAGAAGGATTACAGAAATTAATAAATGCAGGATTGCCTGCTAGTAAGGTAGCAGAAGCTCAAAATGCATTATCTGCGATTACAGCACAGGGTAGTGGCATTAAAATGCCTTCTATAGGTGTTAACACTAATGATAGAAGTGGAGTAGAAGCAGGTGTTAAGGATGCACTAGAAGATCCGGGACTCCCCGCCCCAACATATGGCGAAATTAATACCGCTGCTTTAGAACCTAAAGTTAAACAGAATGAAGAGGAACTAAGAGCCTTATTTAAAGTGGTGCAAGAAAAAGATCGTGAATATCAAACAGCCTATGATGAATTAGAGGCAGCACAAAAAGCATTAGATATCGCACTAAAGAACTCAGTTCAGGGTGATCCTGCTATAGCAGGATTACGTCAGACTAGAGATCAGAAATATGCTGAAGTTGAGAAGAAAGAAAAGGCACTAAAAGAATCAGAAGAAGTTTACGAAGCTGCAAGAAACGCACCGAGACGTAGACCACAACCTAGTAATGTTGTTGTGACTACTGGAAGTCCCGACAATAATCTTGTAGTGTATAGATCAGTTAATGCTCAGGGTGATGAAGAAGTAGGCTATATTGAAAAGAAAACTGAAGTTACAATAGGAAGAATATCATCAGGCGGCAGTACTACAGGTATAGGTAGTGGAGGTTAATAAATAATATTATGTCTGAATATATAGGATTCTCAACTAAAAATGCAAACAAGCCGCAAACAGTTAATGCCCCTATAGGCTATCAGGGAGGCACAGGAACTGTAACTGAATCTATTATACCCGGCAAAAAATTTAGATTGGTAGATTCTAATTTAGTCATACAAGATTTTGTTAACGCATTAAACATACGCAGGGGTACTAAGGTAGGTCAACCCCAGTACGGAACAGACCTATGGAATTTTATATTTCAACCCAACATCCCAGAAGTACAGCAGGCTTTACAAGAAGAAATTGTAAGAATTGCAGCCGCTGATCCGCGTTTGCAACTTAATTTTGTGAATGTTTATCCAAGAGATAACGGGATATTGCTTGAAGTTGAAATGGCTGTCGTTCCGTTTAATCAAGCAAGATTATTAAGTATCTTTTTTGATTCTAGCACTAATACAGCATCTTTATCTTAAAATATCGGTTTTTATGGTTAGATAAATAATAAAACGAGATTTATTATGGCTACAAGTTCTAGACAAAGTGCTTTGTTTGGTATTAATGATTGGAAAGCAATCTATCAGACCTTCCGTCAGGCAGACTTTCAGAGTTATGATTATGAAACACTACGTAAAAGTTTCATAGATTATTTGCGTGTCTATTATCCAGAAACATATAATGACTATATTGAGAGTAGTGAATTTATTGCACTATTAGACGTTATGGCCTTTATGGGTCAAGGTCTTGCGTTTAGAAATGATTTGAATGCGCGTGAAAATTTCATAGACACTGCTGAACGCCGTGATAGCGTAGTCAAATTAGCCAATCTAGTAAGTTATACACCAAAGCGTAATATTGAATCACAGGGATTATTGAAAGTTACTAGCATTCAAACTACTCAAAACCTAGTTGATTTCAATGGTGTTAATTTAAGTAATTTAACTGTATTATGGAATGACCCAGCAAACCCAAATTGGTTTGAACAATTCAATACCATTATTAATGCAGCATTAGTAGATAGTCAACGTATAGGTAGACCAGGAAATATCGCTGAAATTTTAGGTGTGACTACAGCAGAATATGCACTACAAATTCCCGCAGAGAGTTTACCAATAGTACCATTTACTTCAACAATTGATGGTATTACTATGGGCTTTGAACTAGTAAGTGTCACTAGTGTTGACGAAGATTATCTATATGAAATCCCTCCTGCACCTACTGGTCGCTTTAATATGGTATATCAAAACGATAGATTAGGTTTTGCTAGTCCGAACACAGGTTATTTTTTCTATTTTAAACAAGGTTCATTAACTAACTTTGACTTTACGTTAGAACAGCAAATTTCTAATCAATCAGTAAATATTGATATACAAGGTATTAATAATGAAGATACTTGGTTATATCAGTTAAATCTTAATAACAACACAAGAACTTTATGGCGTCAAGTAGATAATGTTTATGCTAATGCCTATCTACAAACTGAAACTAGCAAAAAAAGTATTTTTAGTGTAAGTTCAAGATTCAATGATCAAGTAACTTATAACTTTGGTGACGGAGTATTTTCAAATATTCCTGTAGGAACATTTAGAGCCTATGTACGTAGTAGTAATGGTTTAACTTATACTATTGATCCAAACGAGATGCAAGGTATTACTGTTGCATTTAACTATATCACAAGACAAGGAAAGATTGAAACTTTAGCAATTGGATTACAACTTACACAACCTATTAGTAATGCTCAAGCAAGAGAATCATTACCTAGCATAAAACAACGCGCACCTACAAGATACTATACACAAAATCGTATGGTAAATGGAGAAGATTATAATAATTTTCCATATACATTATACAGTTCTATCATCAAGAGTAAAGCGATAAATCGTAGCAGTGTAGGTGTAAGCAAAAATTTAGACTTGTTGGACCCAACAGGTAAATATTCAAGCACTAATACATTTGCTGATGATGGTGCCATTTGGGAAAATAACGACGATACAGTTTTAACTCTAACAGTAAACAATAGCCCTAGCGATATCATCGCCTTTTTGACTGATACGTTGGCAAGCACACTAGCACTTAATAGATCAAATCAATATTATATTAATCAATCAAATGATAGTTCAACGGCGTGGTATAAAAGATTTGATTTGCCTACAAATCCAGCAGATCCTTTAACAGGATCGCAAGTTGTATATTGGAGTAGTAGCACAGTTGATGCAAATAGTCAAACAGGATATTTTTATACGATAGATCAAAATTCTGAAATACCTACATTTGTTGGAATATTTTCAACTACAAATACAAAATATGTAACTAAGGGCGCACTATTAAAATTTGTTGCACCGTCAGGGTATTATTTTGATAGTAATAACAGATTAGTAGCAGGTATATCCGGACCAAACAAACCTAATATATCATGGACTACTGTTTTAAATGTAATAGGCGACGGCACCAATGCAGGTCAGGGACAATTTTCAAATGGCACAGGACCGGTAATACTTAATGGTTATATACCTGCAGAATGTATTTTAGAACAAATAATACCTGTATTTGATAATTCGCTTCCTGTAGAAGTCATACAGGACGCTATTGTTAAAATGGAATTGCAACAAAGTTTTTCTTTGGTATTCAACAATTCATTATTAATTAATCAAAATAGATGGATAGTCAGACCAATTGATGATGCAAATTGGTTTGTTAAATTTATTTCAGATCCCGCGATAAACAGATATACCATTATAGTTAAATCATTAAAGTATTATTTCGGCAGCGTCAGTCAAACTAGGTTTACTTTTGCATTGGACGAGATTGTTTATGATCCATTCAGCGGTAAAATTTTACAAGACTTTATAAATGTATTAGGTATTAATACTCAACCAGAATCACTTAATGCCTTAGGTAAAGATTATAAAGTTAATATCATTGGACAGACTGTGGAAACTGACGGTTATGTAAATGATTTTGAAGTTGAAGTTAGCGCAACCGATATTAATAATAAACAATTAATATTAAATCCTGATTTTTTTACTACCATAACAGGAGTAACTGCTAATGGTAATAATTCTGGATTTTATGTATTTTTTGAAACAGTGCAGGATCCGATCAATTTAACAAGATTGCAACTAGTGCGTACAAACACTATCAATTATCAATATAGCACAAAAAATGAAATAGAAGATGTTAAGTATGAATATCCCGTAGGTCAACTATTTTTTGCTAATCAAGAACCATTAGAAAGTAATCCTTCAGTAAAAGGAATATTTTATAAGACAGTGCAAAATACAGCAGTCAATACAATAAGTTACGATTTAGTAATTCAGAATCAATTTTCGTTTGAATACGGTAGACAAGGTTTAAGTTATCAATATCGCCATAATAGTAATAATACTACACGTATTGATCCTGCTACAACAAATATAATTGATTTATACGTAGTAACACAGGCATACTATACTGCTTATCAGAATTATATTCAAGACAGTACAAATACTGTACCAAAACCATTACAACCTACTATTGCTGAACTAAGCGCAGCATATGGTCAGGTTCAAGATTACAAAATGTTGAGTGATTCTGTGGTCTTAAATAGTGTTGTGTTTAAACCTTTGTTTGGTCCTAAGGCAGATCCAGCACTACGAGGAACAATTAAAGTTATTAAAACAAATATAACAACAGCAAGTGATAGTGAAATACGTAGCGCAGTTTTAACAGCAATGAATACATACTTTGATATAAACAATTGGAATTTTGGTGACACATTCTTCTTCTCAGAATTAAGCGCATACCTACATAATCAATTAGGAGATCTTATAAGTTCTGCCGTATTAGTGCCTAATAATCCTAACGAGCCTTTTGGAACATTATATGAGATTAAGAGTGTACCTTATGAAATTTTTGTAAATGGTGCGATTGCCGAAAATATTTTAGTGATTGCCGCCCTTACACCAAACGAATTACAGATAGCTTAATAAAATGACACGCATTAGAACGTTAGAATTTTTACCAGAAATCTTTCAAACGCCAACAAATGAACAGTTTTTGTCGGCTACTCTTGATCAATTAGTAAATCCCCCTGTAACAATTAAGGTACAGGGATTTGTTGGTAGCACAATAGGATATGGTGTCAATGCTACTGATTATTATGTTACAGAACCTACAAAGGTTAGAAAGGATTATCAACTAGAACCTGGCGTAGTATTTCTAAAAAATAATCAGAGTAAAGCATTTGACTTTTTGAGTTATCCAGGTATATTAGATGCATTAAAATTACAATATGGCTCTACAAATAACAATAATGATTTGTTTGAGAGTCAATTTTATAGTTGGGATAGTTTTACTGACTTAGATAAAATTATCAATTTCAATCAATATTATTGGTTGCCGCAAGGTCCTCCGCCTGTCGTTGTAACAAACGAAACAGTCTATCTTGAAAATCAATATACTGTGATCAGCGGCGAAAATGTCTATGAAATAAAATCTGTTGAGTCTAGTGGGTTTGCTGATAACCCAACATTAACATTAATTCGCGGCGGTACATATACTTTTAATGTTGAACAAGAAGGTGATTTTTGGATTCAAGGTGCACCGGGAGTAAATGGTACTAGTATAACACAGCCTAATTTTAGTGTCAGATTAACTGATTTGGGCGGTGTAATTAACAATGGCGCAAATTCGGGAACAATAACATTTAACGTACCTGCAAAGGACGCGATGGATGAATATAACTATGAGTCAGCAGTTGGTATTCCCCCGTTCGTGGTTACTACAAAAAGTTTTGAACAGATACAAGGTTTGCCTTTAAGTCAGGTAGGTAATATTGATGGTGTTACCGCACTTAATGGCATCAATGTTATGTTTTATAATGTTGATAACATAAGTGGTACTTTCCCGTCAGATAACTTTTTTACAATTACATTGGATTATACAAATCCTGCAGACCCTTTAGTAATACTTACATCTGATGCTATTATCTATAGTGAGCAAAAGATCACACCTTCATATGGATCAACATATATAGGCATTGGATTCGTTAAGACAGACGCAATCGCACCTATACCATTCATATCAGCACCTTTAGATACTTTATATTATCAGGATAGCATTAATCCAAATAAGGTTGGTGTTATCAGATTAATTGAAAATAACGATTTAAATACTCTTAATATAGAAACTCAAGTTTTAGGAAAAACAACGTTCACTTCAGGTAACGGAGTAAAATTCACGAACGGACTAAAAGTATCATTTAGTGGAGACATTATACCAACGAGTTATAAGCAGGGAGAATATTATGTTGAAGGTGTAGGCACAGCGATAGAATTGATTCCTACAACATCATTACAAATTCCAGAAAGTTTTACTACAGATACATCTATAGCCTATGATAGTACAAACTATGATATAGAAAATTATGATGAAGCATTAAACTTACCATTAAATCCTGACTATATCACTATAGCAAGAAACAGCATTAATAAAAATGCTTGGTCACGTAGTAATCGCTGGTTCCATAGTCAAGTTATAACTGACACTGCCATTTATAACGGTAATCCAAATATATTAAATCTTGCCAATAGTTCCAACAAAGCAAAAAGACCAATACTTGAATTTTATCCTAACTTGAAATTGTTTAATTCTGGTACTATCGGTAAAGATTCTGTAGACTTTATTGACACTAGAACCACAGACGCACTTACTACAGTAGCAGGACAAACAGCATTTTATCCCGACGTAAGTGCATATACAGCATATACTGGTTCTGTAGAGACAAATGCAATTGTAAGTTGTGGTGATTTTATTGTAGGTGAGCAATATAGAATATTAGATTTAGGTACAACTGATATATCTATTTGGGAACAAGTAGGCGCGACACTTGATGTAGACGGACAGTTCGTAGTTGGACAACAATATATCATAACAGATTTAGGCAGCGGCACTGATTGGAATACCATTGCAGGTACAAATAATATTAATCCTACTCAGATCCAATCAACAGATGAATATGAAATTACAGTATTAGGAAGCACGGATTGGAACGCGATAGGATATGTTGGTGTGCCGGTGGTCGGTGGCACGTTCAGCGCAACTGGTCCAGGCACAGGCACCGGACGAGTCAAAAAAGTTTATGCTGTTAACGACATATTCACTTGTGCGTATCCCGGCGAAATCGTAGGTTCTGGTGGCGGCACGGCATTACAAACACTGTTTACTGCACTAATTTCTGGATTATTAAATTCTTCACAATTGATAGCAGGATTAGAGTACGCTATTCAAAATTTAGGTAGCACATTATGGGAAAATATAGGTGCATCTATTATAGATGTCGCATCATTAGTGCCAACTACTGAGTATGTCATTAGAAATATAGGTACTACGACACAACTAAACTGGAATAGTGCAGCCGGCACTACAGG